TGAGGCAAAAGCTGAGTAATTAAAATTAAAACAAGTTGATAATGAAGGGAAGAGTAGGTAGGGTTTTAGGTAGAAAAGATGTTGAAAGAAAGATTGAAGCTTATAATAAGAAGTTAAAAGAATATTCAGAAATGACATTAGAAGAGTTACATGCTATATTTAATAATCCTGATAAGTCTAAAAGACCAGGAGGAGTATATAGATTAGCTCTCTTACAAGTTACTGAGGATAAAATACATCTTGAAAAAGTGGGAAAACTTAAAGCAGCAATGGCTGAAGAAGCTGAGAAACCTAAAGAACCTAATAAAGAAGAAGATGGAGGTTTATGATATTGAAATCCTTAAAGGTGCATTCACTTATACAGGATATGATATCTCTACTGGAACTATAAAACAATTTGTTATACATAAGGATAAAAATGAGCTGTCAGAAATGATGGCTCATTTAAGATCCTTAAGATGGCAAGTAGGTTTTAATAATGTTAATTTTGATTATCCCATAATGCATCATATGATTAGAAACTATTATTCATTAAGGCGATTAGAGCCTCAATCTGTAATAGATATATTGTATGAGAAAGCACAAAGTATAATAAATACTCAAAGTAATGGTAAACATAAGGTATTTCATGCTATTAATGATAGATATTGCTATATAAAACAATTAGATTTGTTTAAAATATGGCGTTATGATAATAAAGCTAAAGCAACAAGCTTAAAAGCTTTAGAAATAGGTATGAATTATCCTGATGTTATAGATATGCCTATACATCATACTACTAAAAATATTAGCTTATCACAATTAGATAGTATTTTAAAATATAATGAAAATGATGTAATGGCTACTTATGAATTTTATCTAATTACATTAGGTAAAACTGAACATCCATTATATAAAGGTATTGATAAAATACAGCTTAGAAAAGATATTAAGGAAGAATTTGGTATTAATTGTATTAATTATAACGATGTTAAAATTGGAGATGAAATAAATAAAACAATATATTGTAAATTATCTAATCTTGATAAAAAATCTATAAGAAAAACTGGTACATTTAGAAGATCTTTAAAAGTTAAAGATTGTATTAAAATACCTATAGAATTTGAATCTGAACAACTTACAGATTTTTATAATAAATTTGGTAATATAGAATTTGATCCCCTTAGATTGAAAGATTCAAAAGAAAAAGGAACTAAATTTAATTTTATGGGTTTAGATATAACATTTGGATTTGGAGGAATTCATAGTATTGATAAACCTAGGAAAATATATAATAGTGATACTCACTATTTAACAGATAAAGATTGTACTGGAATGTATCCTAGAACAATTATTGAACAAAAATTATATCCTGAACATTTAGGTGAAAATTGGTATAAAGGTTGTGAATATATTTATAACGAAAGAGCTTATAAATATAAACCATTAGCTAAAAAAGATAAAAAAGCACAATCATTTAGTGAAGCATTTAAACTTGCTAGCAATGGTGGTTCGTTTGGTAAATCCAATGAATCAACAAGTTGGCAATATGATCCCTTAGTACCATTTACTATTACATTATTTAATCAATTTGCTTTATTGAAGTTTGCTGAAATGCTATTATTAAATGGTATACAAGTATTATCTTTAAATACAGATGGTTGTGTTAGTTATGTTGGTTATGATCAAAAAGATTTATATGAATGTATTTGTAATAAATGGGAAAAATTATCTGGACATACTTTAGAAGAAACTCTATATTCAGCATTGATACAAACATCTGTAAATGATTACATTGCTTTATATTTAGATACAAATAAAGATCCTAAATGCAAAGGTGATTTTGTAAGTGATTTTGAAATACATAAAAATAAATCAGCAAAAATTGTACCAATTGCACTTCAATTATATTATTCCAAAGGTATTGAAATTGAAGAAACAATATTAAATCATAATAATATATTTGATTTTTGTTGTGGTACTAAATCAAAAAGTGATTCACAATTGGTACATTTGGATGTTAAAACAAATGAAGAACTTGAATTACAAAAAGTTAATAGATATTACATATCGAAAGATGGTAAAAATTTATTGAAAAGATTAAAACCTTTAGAAGGGAAAAAGGTAACAAATCAAATGGATATATTTGGTTTAATTGATGATGGAACTAGAGAACAAGAAGTTGAAGCAGGATGGTTAACTACTATTTATAACAAGCATGTTAATAAGCAAATTGAAGAATATAATATAAATTATTCTTATTATATAGAAAAAGCAAATAAGATTATAAATAATATTGGAAAATAATAAAAAATGTTTTATCTTTGTATTTGAACATTCTTTAATATAAAAATTATGAATAATAAATTTGAACAAAAATCTGGAATATATAAAATAACTAATTTAATAACTAATAAAGTTTATATTGGTAGTAGTATAAACGTAAGTGTCAGAATATCTAGACATAAGTTTCAATTAAAAAATAAGAATCACTATAATACTCATTTGCAAAATTCTTTTAATAAATATGGTATAGAGAATTTTGAATATTCAGTTTTAGAATACTGTAATGAAAAATTATTATTAGATATGGAATGTTATTATATTAATTATTACAATTCCAATAATAACAAATTTGGTTATAACATTGAATCATTTGTAAATGGTAGAAAAAGACATTCTGAAGAAACTAAAAAGAAAATAGGATTTTCAAAAATTGGGAAAACTAGAAATTTAACAATTGAATGGAAAGAAAATATATCAAAAGCAAATAAAGGTAGAATAAACAGTAAAAAACAAAATGATAATATAAGAAAATCTAAATTGGGTAAGAAAAGAAAACAATTTAGTGAAATTTGGATAGATAATTTGAAAAAATCTCACATTAAACATTCAATTTCTATTATGTTAAATGATACCATCATTAAAGAAAATTTAACAGCAATTGATTGTTCTATTTTTTTAAATGTTGGTGTTAGAACTATTTATCAAGCATTAAAATTTAATTATAAATGCAAAGGATATAAATTAAAAATAAACAATTAACCTTATTTTAAAATATGAAAACATATCACGTAGGAATGCTCGTAACATTCAATGTTAAATATACACAGATACTTAAAATGTATCAAGATTTAATAGCACCTAATGATGCTTGGACTACTTACATGCAAGTATTTAAAAATCATTATGAAACTAATTTTGAAAAAGTTGAAAATTTACAAACTCAATCTTTTTATATTAGAGAAAGACATACAATAAATTTAGCTAATAGAACATGGACTTATTATAGTGTTAATACACTTGAGGGTAATAAGTTAAATATGGTTATTATACCTGAATTCTTTGAAGAACAGTATAGTCCTATGCATCCACTTGGTGCATCATTTGAAGCTTTTAGAATAAGTGTTAAAGCATTTTTTGCAGAAGCTGATTTTGAATTTAATGTAGAACCTGATGAATTTTTTGGTAATAATGTTGGTATTCCAAAAAAACCAAGTCTTTACGAATGGATGCCATTAAAAGATAAAAAAGAAATGGAAGATCCTAATTATAAGAAAATCAATCTCCCTGAATTCAAATTAAAACCTTATAAGTTTAGAATTATGAATGATAAAGGGGATAATTTAATATTAATGTATGGTTTTAAGTTTTACGACCAATATGCATTAATATTAGATGGTAATTCATTTAAAAAGATTAAAGTATATTCTTGGACTGCTCAATTATCACCTGAAGAATGTGTGAAACAATTTGCTAAAGTTAAGATTAAAGATTATACAAAATCTGCAGAGATATTTGGTTATAAACCTTCTAAAAAAGAAATGTTTGAATCGAATAACTTATTTAAAGTTAATAGTATTATGTTTGATTATGAGTCTAAAAAGACTAATAGCAAACTAGATGTTGTTGAATTAGATAATGGTACAAAATCTTTGAAATTTATTTTAGATGAATTAGAATTTATATTTGCAGAACCTAAAGGTTTTAATGTACCTAGTAAAATTAACATTACTAAGATTAGAAAAACTGAAGTAAAAGGTAAAACTGTTAGAATTATAAGTGATAAAGGGTTACCTGTTAAAAAGAATGACAGAGCTGTATTAATTGATATGTGGAATACTCATCAACCATTAACAGGTTCACGTTACAATAAACATGAAGTATCTTGGGATAAAGATACTAAAGTTAGGATTAAATTAAACGATGATAAAACAATAATTTGTAAACTTAAAAACATAAAATTTGTAAAATGATAAATAATAAATTAACCATATTAGTTGGTAAAGATGGTAGACCATCAATGAAAGGTGTGTATTCTAAAATGCAAAATGCTTCAGAATTACATGTAAGAAGAAAATTAGTTAAAAAGAAAGGTATTATCCAATACTTTAGAATTTATACTAATCACAATAGTAATTCATTTGTAAAAACACCTATTGAGAACAATGATTTAACAAATAAAATTGTTGTACGTTGGGGTAATACTATTCAAGTTAACCTATCTAATAGTATTGTTTATAACAAAGCTGAAGCAATCAGTAATGGTTGTGATAAGAAGAAGTCTAGAGAGATTTTTATAGCTAAAGGTGTTAATACACCTAATTTAATTAAAGGTACTGCAGACATTCATCAAAATGATTACCCTATTATTGCAAGACCTTCTAAACATTCTAAAGGTAAAAACTTTGTAATTCTTAATAATTTAGCACAATACAATGCTCACGTTAAGAATCATACAGGTTGGTATTATTCAGCATTTGTAGATAAGGTTAAGGAATTTAGATTACATGTAGCACATGGTAGAATCTTAAATTACTTAGAAAAACCTAAACCTGCTGATGGTAACATTGCATGGAACAGAGCTCAAAATGGTGAAGCATTTGAGAATGTTAAATGGGATGATTATAATACAAATATTTGTATGGAAGCAATTAAAGCTGTACAAGCATTAGAATTAGATTTTGCAGGGGTTGATGTAATGGTTGATAAAGATGGTAAGGTATTTATACTTGAAGTTAATACAGCAGCTACATTAGCTTCTAGTGAATATTCTATGCAACGTTATGCAAAATACTTTGATTGGTTATGTAAAGATGCTAAACGTAGAGAGCATTGGGAGCTTAAAGAATTTAAAAAAGCTACTAATTATGCTTGGCACGATTATCATTTTGAAGATAGAAACCCTAATAAGTAAGAAGTATGAATTATAATTGTAATTATATATTGAAAAATGATGCAATTAAATTTCAATATGCAGGTCCTTGTTTTAGTAATTTTTATAATTCTATTTCTGATTATAAAGAAATTGAATATTATATACCTATTACTGATATTGGTAAAGGATATATAACTCATTTTGATGAAGATTTAATACTTAAATACAATGATTTATTGGTTAAATTAGGATTAAAATTTGAATACCTTGGTAAAGTAACAACTAATTATAAACAATTTAATGATAAGTTTGAAGAGTTTGAAGCATTTGCTTATAAAATAGTATTTGAACAAAATTCTATAATGGGTAATAAGTTAGTATTAAACTTCTTAAGGTATTTATATGAACAAAAATATCCTACTATTGTAAATAATATATTTAAATTTTTAGAACTTAATTTAGATGAATGTTTATTTAACATCTTTGTTTTAGCTCATTACAATGAGTGTCAACCAGGTGGTCATGATATACGTGGAACTAATTTCTTTGATTTATTTAAAAGTGAAGATGAATATTTTCAATGGTTAAATAAAAAAAGAGGAGATTGTTACAGTGTATATAGTATTATACCACAATTAAGAGGTAAGTATATTAAACTACATCAAACATTTAATAAAGATTTAAGTGAATTTTATAAACAATATAAACAAGTTATTGAAGATGAATCAAAACAGTGTCAAGCAGCGTAGAATTGCTGTATATGGAAGCTTACGACTTGAAGAATATAATTATAACTATTTTAAAACAAGATATGGGAATGGTATTAATTATATCAAAACTATGGTTATAAATGGTTATAAATTATATTCATTAGGTAGTTATCCAGGAATTAAAGAAACAAGTGACAACACTGAATTAACAGTTGATATATTAGAAGTATCAGAAGATGTGTATGATATGATTACAGATATGGAATTATGTTCAGGATATAAGATTAAAAAACTTAATATTGATGGACAAGATACTGTATTGTATGTATATACTTCTAATACTAAAGAATGTAAACTAGTTGAATCAGGCGATTGGTCAAAATATTTAAACACTAAACAATTAATAAGCTAATGAAAAGAAAAATATATGTAGTAGGTGAAGCTACTAATTACATGAATTGGATGCAAGGTGAACTTGTTGAAGACATGAAAGATGCTAATTTAGTATTATTCACAGGTGGTGAAGACGTTAGTCCTGAATTGTATAATTCACCTAGACATCATACAACATCTTGTAGTCCTATGAGGGATATACATGAAGTTAAGGAATATCAAGCCGCTAAAGCTTTAGGCTTACCTTGTATTGGTATTTGTCGTGGTGCTCAGTTCTTATGTGCTATGTCTGGTGGTAAATTGATACAACATCAAGAACATCCTGGTCAAAAACATGATTTACACACTAAAGATGGTAAGACTATCAGAGTTACATCATCACATCATCAAGCTCAACTTCCTTTTAATTTACATCAAGAAGAGTATACTATTTTAGGTTGGACTGAAAACTTATTAGCTTTCCATAGAGATGGTAATAATGATGAGGTTAATCCTGAAGTAGAATGTGAAGATGTTATGTATCATAAAGCTAACAACTTAGGTATTCAATCTCATCCAGAATGGTGTTTCCCACCAAGTAGTCCTTCAGAAATAGTTATGATAGACTATTATCAAACTTTATTAGATAAATTTTTAAATAAAGAGTTATGAGTAAAAAAGTAATTAAAGAAACAGAAGTTGAGGTTGAAGAAGGACAATTCTTAGATAAAAAAAATGATATAATAACTGATGAATTTTTAAGTATTTTTGATAAATTTCCTAAAATTCAAGCTGATAATGATTTAAAAGAAAAAATAGGTAGGTTATTTTATAATGATATTTATCAAATAAATATTGAAAGTTATGAATATCCAAACATTTTAGATTTTAAAATATCAACTTTACCAGGACAATGTTCAACACTTATTGTACATGACATTATGGTAAGTACTGATAATTATATGGAATTTATAAAGATTATTAATAAATTAGCAATTGGTTTACAATTTTCTAATATTTTAATAACACTTGATAAAGATGATAAAATGAATCAAACAGTAGTGGATAATGGTTTTGAAATGTTCAAACAAGGATTTAAAAACAAAAGAACTGGTAACAAGATAAACTATTACATGAAATACTTAAACTATTAACCTAAAATAAACTATTATGAAAAAAAAGATTGAAGATATTACCATTGGTACAGACCTAAAATAAATTTGGAGATATCATCCAAAAGTAGTACTTTTGTACTATGACAGGAATATATTTTATAAAGAACAAATTAAATAACAAAATCTATATAGGTAGTTGTAAAGATTTTAGAAAAAGAACAAATGCTCACAAATCATGTTTAAAACGTAATGTTCATCATAGTATTAAACTACAAAGAAGTTATAATAAATATGGTATAAATGCTTTTGAATATTTATTTATTGAAGAAACAACTATTGAAAATTCTTTAGCTAGAGAACAATATTGGATTAATTTACTGAATCCAGGTTATAATTGTGCTAAATTAGTAGGTGGTCATAATAAAAAAGTTACAACAGAAGAAACTAAAGTTAAAATTAGTGAATCAAAGAATCAATTTAAAAAGAAAGTCTATAAATTTAACTTAAATGGAGATTTAATTGATTCTTATGAATCATTAACATTAGCAGCAAAATCTGTAAATAGGAATCTTATTGGTCATATTGCACAATGTTGTAAATCAATACGAAAAACAGCATATGGATTTAAATGGAGTCATAATCAAAACATAACTTAAAAAAAAATAATAATGAATAAAAAAATAAACAATATAACCATAGGTTCAGATCCGGAATTCTTTTTATATTCTCAATTAGAGAATAAATTCATATCACCTATTGGTATGTATGAAGGTACAAAGAAAGACCCTAAAGTTATATCAGAAAATGGGCATATGATACAAGTAGATGGTGTATCATGTGAGGTAAATATCCCACCATGTAAAACTGCAGAAGAATTCAACAAAGAATTACAATTTGTTGTAGGTTATATTAGAGATACTATTGCAAAACCTAAAAACTTGGTCATTTCAGAAGCTGTTACAGCTATGTTTGCAGATGATCAATTAAATTGCAGAGAAGCATGGGAAATTGGCTGTGACCCAGATTTATCAGCTTGGACACTTGATGTAAACAATCCTAAGAGTTATGAGAGTAACTTAAGAGCTTGTGGTGGTCATATATCAGTAGGATATGCTAATCCTAATGAGGAAGTGTCTATTGCTTTGATTAAGGCTATGGATTTATTCTTATCAGTACCTAGTGTACTAATAGATGAAGATGTGCGTAGAAGAGCTTTATATGGTAAAGCAGGTGCTATGCGATTTAAAGGATTTGGTGTAGAACACAGAACCTTGAGTAATTTCTGGTTATTTAACCCAGTATTAAGAACATGGGCTTTTGAAAATACTTTAAAAGCATGTGAATTTGTTAATATTGGTGGTATTATTACCAATGAAGATGATATTATAAAATGTATCAACACAGGTGATAAGGAAATGGCTCAAGAAATTATTGAGGATTATAATTTAACTGTTCCAAACGAAGAGGAGGTATACGAAAATGAATTTGCTTAATTATTTTGATGAATTACCAGATGATTCAGAAGTGGTAGCTAGTTAGCTATCACTTATAAAAAAACAATTTTAAACAAAAATAAACAATATGTGTGGAATTATAGGTTTTTCAGGAAAAAACAAATTTAATAAAGATAAAATCATACACTTGATTATGTGGAATACCTTTGAAAGAGGGTTGGATGCAACAGGTGTATATAGTCCTAAGAATGGATTAATCAAAACCATAGACAATGGTTTTGACTTTGTACAAAAAAATAACATTTTAGAAGATGATATTTTCATGGCTCATGTTAGAGCTGCAACGGTAGGTGATAAGGCTAAAGCTGAAAATGCACATCCTTTCAGATACCATGGTGTAACATTCTTACATAACGGTACTTTAAGGAATCACCAAGATTTAATGTATAAACACGAGTTAAAATACGCTGATTTCAGTGTAGATAGCCAAGTTATTGCAGGTATTATTGGTAAAGAACAGAACTTCAATGCTATTTCAGAAATTGATGGTCCTGCTGCATTTTTAATTCACCATGATAAAACCCCTAATATTTTGTATGCTTTCAGAAACAGTGAAAGACCTTTATTTAGAGGTATGATTGGTGAAGATATGTATATATCATCTATTAAAGAATCCTTAAAGCTTATTGGCTGTACTAAAATTAAAGATTTTAAGGAGAATTATTTATACGCGATTAAAGATGGTAAGATAATTGATTATAGAGCTATTAAAAATACTCCATATCATTCTTATTCTCATACCCAAACTAATTTTAAGGTAATTTATCCTGTAAATATGTTAATGGGTACATCATTACCTTTACTTAGAAAAGGATATTGGGAGAAAGACCTTACTGTTGGTAAAGATTATTTAGTTGTAGGTTTTAATATGACCAATCAATATGTAACTATTCAAGATGATTCAAATGAATATAGAGATATTTCTAAATTTGATTTTGATTATGAGAAAAAAATAATCATTGAAGATTGTTATGTTAAAGCATTATGTGATTTAGTATTAGGTAGTGGTAAAAATGAAGTTAAAATTGCTAGTAAAGGTGATTACTTTAAGGTTACAACTAATAATATTGCAAAATGTACTGTAAAAGCATTTAAATTAAATGACCCTAGTATTTCAACAGTAATTCCTAAGAATTTAATTGAAAGAGTTGATTCAGATGAAGAGGATTATATTGTTGAAAAATATACTACTAAAATCGAAAATCAATTAGTATTAAACTTTTTAGAATTACCTGAAGGTACAGAAGCTCCTGAGTTACTTGATAACTTTGAAGATGTTACAGATTTAGATATGGGAACATCTATTGAAGAACAACCTTCTAAAGAAGAAAAAGATCCTAACTTAATTGTAGTGGATAGAGATGATTTAATTAGTGATTTCATAAACATTGAAGAACGATATGAAAGACTATTTAAATATGTTTCACCATTATTAACAGAGGAATCTTTACAAGTAATTCAAAAGGAACGTGTTAAAACTATGGATGATTTTGAAAAAATTGCAGAAAGACATGATTTATTAACAACTAATACTAATAACAATGGCTGTAAAAAATTACTTTGCTAAGGTAAGCGAAGAGTCTGACCAACAAGTTAAGACACATGATGGTAAATTCATATCTATAAAAAATGCTATTTATCTTCCTGATGATGCTGTATATGCTGAAATGAATGACCCTAAAGTAATTAAAGATTGTTTTAGTGGTAGATTTCAATTCATGAAAAATTGTAATCAAATTGTTAATAAGTTTGATATGGATGGTAATCCTACATATGAATCTTGTAGTTATACAAGAAGTCCTGAAAAAGCTTGTGAATTAATTAGTAAAAATAAAGGTGCATTTTATACTGTGTATGAAAGCATTCCTTTAGATTTATATGTTGAAGATTATACAACAGGTATATTTTATCATAATTCTATTCCTACTAATAAGTATCAAAAGGAACATGGTACTATCTACAGAAAAGCTAAAAATGCATATTCTTATTCAACAGGTGATTTAAAGAAAGATTATTTAATGGGTATTAAATCTCCAAGTTTTAAAATAACTGAAGGTAAACGTTACAAGTTTGGATTAGAACTTGAAACGATTTATGGTAGATTACCTTATTATTTAGATAATTATTTAAATTATAATGCTGTTCATGATGGGTCTTTAAGAGGACCTGATGGTGAAGATCCTGTTGGTGCAGAATATGTAACAGGTGTATTAACAGGTGATACAGGTTTCTTACAGTCTAAGAGATTAGCTGTTGAAGTAACTAGAAGATGTAAGATTGATAAGAAATGTGGTATGCATTTACATTTATCAGGTATTGAATTTTCTAAGGAAAATTTAGTAGCTTTGTATAAAGTATACTATGTTTTAGAAAAAGCTATATTTTCATTATTACCTAGAAGTAGAGCTAGAAATGTTTACTGTAGAAAGCTTAATAAGATACCTGAATGTTTAACTAATACTAGTGATATACAATTATCATCAGTATATGAGTATAACTTATTTTTAGAAAATGCTTATAATGCATTATTTGATTTTGTATCAAGCCATAATCAATCTTCATACAGATTTAATAAGAGAACTGAACATCCTTTAGGACATAAGTGTGGATATAAACATAACAGTGCTAGATACTGTTGGTTAAACTTTGTACCAGCTATTTTTGATACTAAACATAATTTAGAAGCTAAGACTATTGAAATTAGAAATCATAGTGCTACTACTAATTATCGTAAGATGAAAAATTGGACATTGATTCACATGGGTATTTTATGGTATGTTGAAAATCATAAACAAGATATTTTTAAGGGTAACATCTTAGATTTAGAAAGTATTATGTTATTAGCATATCCTAAAACAGGATGTTCTATCATTGGTTATATCAATGAACGAGTAACCTTATTCTCAGCACCTACTACTGATAGTGAAGTATTACAAACAGAATTAAACGATTATAATGAAACAAATGAAGATGAACTATTAACAGTGAAAGGAGCTATGCAATGTGTATAATATCAATTTTACCGAAAGGTACTGAAAAACTAACAGATGAAACTATAAACTTTATTACCAATGGTTTTAATAATAATGGTGACGGATCTGGATTTATGTACAAAAAGAATGGTGAAAATGAAGTTTACTTAAGTAAAGGTTACAATGATTTAAATTGGTTATTATCCGATATAAAAGACTGTAATTTAACTAAAGATGATGAATTAGTTATACACCATAGGATTGGTAATATAGGGTCTAAAAATGACATTAATACCCATCCTTTTGTATGTTCTTTTGTTGAAGAGGAAATTCATCAACTTTATGGGGCTAAGTTTAATAAGCCTTGTTTAGTTCATAATGGTACTTTAACATCAGGTGCTATTTGGGATTTTAGACATGGTAATTTTAATAATTCTGATACATATGCTTTTGCTAGATATATTATGTCTAATGTTCATATGCAGAATTTGTTAAAGTTTAACTTACCACTTTTTGAGAAAATAATGGCTCCTTACTTGAACACAAGTAAAATGTGCTTTTTATTTCCAGACAGAGATTTTATTAAATTCGGACAATTCATTGAAGACAATAAATACTATCATTCTAACTTAGGTTATAAAGATGGTTACTATAGAGATTATGGGGGAGTCTATAAAAAAAAGGAAGAACCAAAAGTTTCACAATCTTCAGAAAATAGAACTGTATATCCTACATCAGCAGAATATTTAAAGGATTATAAAATGACGATTAATAAATTATTAACTAAAGGTACACCATTTACATTAGACGGTTCTTTAATTAGAATTACAGATCAAAACTACAAGAATTTCGTATTCATGAAGAAAGATTTGAATAATATATGGTATACTAAGGTTTTTAGTTTAGAAACTTTTGATGAAAAAGCATTACTTAATATACTAACATTTGATAATCATAATACTCTTAGTGTTAATGAACATGCATTACATACTGAGTATTACTTTGGACCTAAAAATCCTGTATCTCACTATTATAAAGAATATTTATTGTTATTACGTGATTTAGAGCCTTCTAAGAAGGTTATGAAGAAATTGTATTCTCAATTAAATAACTCTAGAAATAAGAGTGATGATTTTAAAGTATTTCATAATAGACTAGGTGCTTATTTTACAAGATTTGCACTATTAGAATATTATAACTACTTTAAAGAGGATTATCTAAAAGACCCAACAGAATTAGATTATAAATCTGTAAAAGTAGATGTTTCACCTTTATACATTTCTGAAACTATTGTGGATGATGAAGAAGATGAATATACAGGTGCAGATGTAGAATCTGATTTAGTAGTACATGGTGCTAACTATGATAAATTCATGGAAAATAAAAAGGATTGGAGTCCTATTATAGATGCTCTTAACTAAAATAAAAGTAGATCAATCTGAATTAAATGTTTACATAAACTTGCTTAGACGTTATAAACTCTTAAAAACAAATAATTATGAAGAAGTAATTAATCAAATTAAAAATAATTTTAATGTAGTAGTAACTACAGAAGAATTAGAAGAGTATTATAATCCAAATTTATATGAAATACTTGAGGACACTCGATTGTTGCATAGCAATTTAGGATTTTACGTAGAAGATGGAGATTATAGTTAATTTAGAAAAACTAGTACAATATAAGGTAGGCTTGGAAGCTTATTTTGTATTGTACTGTTTAAATGAGAATAAGGAAAAAGAACTTATTACTTATGCACAGAACTGTAGAAAAATTCCTACCTCAACATTTGAAGAACTTGAAAAACAAGGATATATTGTTATAAACACGGCTTTAATGCTTGATAATAAAATAACATATAATGTATTAAAATTAACAAGTTTAGGTAAGGAAATATTTACAGTAAGAAATATAGATGTTCTATTTGAAGAATTTAGAACATTCTATCCAAAGAAAACTCCTGATGGGAGAACATTACATCTTGATTTAAAGAGATGTAAAAGCTTGTATAAAAAGATTATTGGTAATAATGAGCAAATGCACGAAACTTTATGTGGGTGTGCTAAAGCTTATCATGAAGAGAAGAGAAGATCTTCTTCAGAGTCTTATATGCAGAATTTAGCTAGTTGGTTACATCAGGAAAATTACAAACAATATATTGAGGAAACAATGATAGAAGAAGGAGGACATAGTGAGGATATATGATGATTTATACAAATCAATTGAACACAATATAGCCAAGAAAGAATCAGATGGTTTTACATCTATTTTATGTCCATTTAGTAGATTATCGAATAAAGGATTCCCAGGTTGGGTTAAAGGTACTTATACTATTTTAACAGCAAGTTCTGGGATAGAATTTAATAAATACTTGCTGTAAAATTAGGATATATGGTAAAATAACACTATATTAATAGTATAAAAACTATTAATTATGAAAATCCCTAAAGTCCTATTTAAGAATAAAATACCTCAGTCTGGAGTATATTGTATAGAAAATACCAAAAATGGTAAAATTTACATTGGAAGCTCTAAAAATATGTATCAAAGATTACATGTTCATAGAGTTTATTTAAACAATAAAACTCATCAAAATATCAAATTGCAAAATTCATGGTCTAAACATACAGAAAATAATTTTATATGTTATTCTTTAGAACATTGTAATATTGAAAATTTAACTTTAAGAGAACAATATTGGATTGATACTTTAAAACCTTGGTATAATATTACATTAAATGTAATAAGAAATAATATAAGTGAAGAAAGTAGAAAGAAAATATCTGAAACTCTTAAAAAAGGTTATAAAGATGGAACTATTAAATTAACTAGAGTAAGACCTGTTAAAGTATTTGACATTGATGGAAATTACATTCAAACATTTTCTTTAGTTAAAGAATGTTCTGAAAATTTAAATATTAGTGAATCATCCATACATAGAGTTTTGAGTGGTATTTATAAACAATGTAAAGGTTATCAATTTCAGTATTTAGAAGATATTAATATTATAAATAAGATTGATATACAAAGTTCTGGAAGAGCAAAAAGAAAACCTGTCCCAATAAAATCGGATAAATTGCTGGAAAGTCCTGAAGAGGATAATCAGCAGCCTATCACTACTTTAAATGAATAGTGCGGGTTCAACGACTAGATATTGAAACTATAAATTAAGGACTTTGATAGTCCTTTTTTATTTATAGAATATAATATATCCACGAACATCCGACGTTGTGAAACGATGATATAGTCTGAACTATAGATATAACAATTAGAAACTATAGAACTATAAGATAAAGAGCTTATAGGATAACAAATTAGAGGTAAAACAAAATTTACTAAGTCTTTTACTGTTAACTCAGTATATAATTTTGTAAAACAAAACCCATACATTAAACTTAAAATCTTTTATTTTGCTTTAGAGGAAAGTAAAGAGGTTTTCTGGTTAAGTATGTTAAGTAGTATTCTATATGATAGATACCAAGTACAATTATCACCCCAACAACTATTATCTTTAGGTGAATATAACCTTGATAGAAGTATTTTAGAGAAAATAGAATCTGTTAAATCAGAACTATATCAAATGGAAGATTCAATAGAAGTTATTGATAATGTATTTAATCCTTATGGTATTTATAAAAGAGTAAGGAACTACTTTGATAACCCTGAATTAGGTGAATTTGAAAAGATTCAAACTGAAACAGGTATAATAAATGGTAAGTTTAAGTATAAGAGTGAAGATACTTATGTATTTGTAATTACAGATCATATATCTTTACTTGTACCTGATGCTAATGGTAAGTATAATCAACAGAATAGTTTACATGAAGCTATGAATTATTTCTCCCAAGAGTATTGTCTGAAACAAATGTGCAAAAGACTACAATGTGTTGTAATCAATATACAACAACAGTCGGCTAATAAAGAAGCACAAGAGTTTCATAAAGGACAAACTATTGAGAAGAAGTTAGAACCGTCTTTAGACAGTTTAGCTGATAATAAATTAACTCAAAGAGATGCTGATATGGTATTAGGTTTATTTGCTCCTACAAGATATGAAATATCTACATATAGAGGTTATAATATAGCTAGAATGAAAGACTCATATAGGTCATTAATCTTTCTTAAAGATAGGAATTATGGTCTAGCTAACAACTATGTGCATTTATATTTTGATGGTGCAAGTAATATATTTAAAGAATTACCAATTAAGGATGAGATGAATGAGAACATCTATGAACAAATCGCAAAGAAACAATTTTAGTAAAAAGGAGGAAAGTGGCTAGTGGAATACTAATTGTAGGAGAGTCAGGTAGTGGTAAATCAACCTCTATTGAAACTCTTAACCCAAAAGAAACGTTTATTATTAACGTAAAAAATAAACCTTTACCTTTTAAAGGATGGAAATCTCTTTATACAGCATTTAATAAAGAAAATCCTGATGGTAATTATATTGGTACAGATAATCCTAACACTATGTTACAGGTAATGCAACATGTTAGTGATAAAATGCCTCATATTAAGCAATTAATTATTGAGGATTACCAATATATGTCTGCTAATGAGTATATGAATAGAGCTAAGGAAAGTGGGTTTCAAAAATTCACTGATATTGGTAAAAACATATATAGTACAGCAGACCTACATAATAAATTACGCGAAGATTTATGTGTAGTGTATATTAATCATCCTGATGAAACTACAGATGCTATGGGTGATAAAAAAGTAAGAGCAAAAACCGCAGGTAAATTAATTGATAATGTAGTAACATTAGAAGGTTTATTTACAGTTGTATTGTTTACCAAAGTTAAAAAGGGTAAAGATGCAATGGAATATAGCTTTATTACCCAATCAGATGGTGTAACAACAGCTAAAAGTCCTAAAGGTATGTTTGAAACATTAGAGATTCCTAATGATTTAAACTTTGTAATTACAAAAATGAATGAATATAATAACTAATAATAAAATAAGAGAGAATATGAATTTTGATTTAAGTGCAGCTTCAGAGAAAAAACAAAGTAATAACGTACAATACCAAAAACCTGGTATTTATGATGGTGTAAAAGTTAGTAGTGTTGAGTTAAAACAATCAGCTACTGGTAAAGACTTTTTATTTTTGAATACTCTAGGAGCGAATGGAGAAGTTGGTAAATCATCATCTTTATGGTTGACTGATGCAGCATGGCCTGTAACAGCTCGTACCTTGGTAGACTTGTTACAAGCTACTCATAATGTGACTGAAGACGAAGCTAAAGTAATGATTGCTGTAGCTTCACCACAAGAGTTATTATCTAAAACATCAGCTTTATTAGTTGGTAAAGTATTCCGTGCTAAATTCAAAGGTGAGGAATCATCTCGTGGTACTGTAATTGCAGTATTAGGTGGTTCTGAAAGTATGAAGGTTGACGTAGCAAGTACTAAATTATGGTTTAACCCTGAAAAGGATATTAAAAAATATGAAGGTACTGCTCAAGCAACACCAGCAGTTATGAATGCATCAGCTAAAACTGATGATTTACCATTCTAATTAAGAATAATAAATAATTAAAATAATAGGTGCCCCAATATGGATGGTGTGTTAAATGAATGGGAATTCAGCCTATTATTTTTATAATTAAACTAAAGATGTTTGATTTAAAAGATGCTTATCAAAATGTAGATATTAATTTTATCTTAAATAATGTATCTGAATATGATATTTGGAAAAGATATTGTAGTAATTTTGAAGAAATAGATAAACCTTTTTTATCTGAATTATATAATGATAGAAATCCTGCTTGTAGAATCAAACATAACAAGTTTAATAAACTTATTTATAAAGATTTTGGTACTGGTGATACCTATAGTTGCTTTGATTATATTCAAATTAAGTATAGTTGTAACTTCAAAGAGTCTTTAAAAATCGTTTATAATGATTTTAAGCTAGGTTCTATTAAATATGATATATTACCTCAATTGGTATTAAATAATCAACCAGAGGTCATTAAAACAGTTAATAAGAGCTTTATTGAGATTGTACCTCAACCATTTAAACTTGTAGACTATGATTATTGGATGCAGTATTGTATACCATTAACACTTTTAGAGGAGTATGATGTATTTTCATGCAGAATAGTCTATCTACATACTAAAGATGGTAGAACTATTACATTTAATTATAGAGATGATAATCCTATATATGCGTATAGATTTTGTAATGAAGGTAAATACTCATATAAAATCTACTTTCCTTTAAATAAGGATAAAAAGCATAAATGGTTATTCTCAGGTGGTAGTAGTACAGATATTGAAGGTTATGATAATTTACCATTACATGGTGAAAAGTTAATACTTACAAAAAGTCTTAAAGATTGTATGGTTTATAATCTATTAGGCCTACCAGCTATATCATTACAAGGTGAAACTAATAACTTATCAATAGATTTTGTTAATAAGTTATTAAAAAGATTTAATGAGATTGTAG